GATTTTGCCGCCTTTGGTCGCGTAGTGCGAAAAACGAAAGCATTCAGCATTGCAAAAAAGAAGACATTGTCGCCATTGCCAATGCGTGGCAACTGGATACCACAGATAAAAAACTGATCAGCTTATTAGCAGAAACCGGCAAGCGAGGTGGTGGCTTACGCATTTTAACCCAAGTGCTACGCCTTGCGTGGTTTAGTGCCAACGGCGACAACAAACGCCTTGATTATGACTACATTTTAGCGGCGAAAAATGAATTGCAAGGGGGAACGGTATGAAACGCACCACATTAACCCACCCAAACCCTGTTTTACGAGGCAATAACGAGATGGTGTTGAACTACCTAAGCCAAGTGCAAAAGTGCATTAGAAAGCTGGAAGAAATGGGCTTGCACGTGATTAATGTGCATTTTGAACATATCAAACCAAAAGTGCGGGTGCAACCCAACCATAACACCAAAGAACTAGAAAAAACCGCTCAAGCGATGCGGTATATCCTCGGCAATGATGGACAACGCTTTGACGAGTGGCAAATGATAGTGGAAGGCATTAAGGTGGTTTGGAGGAGTTATGCCAACTAGAAAGTGCGGCGAACGGGGAAAGCAAAATGCCATACCGTTTATGCAATCTATAAAGGCGAAATCAATATCGCTGATGGCACAGCCGCAGAGCTAGCAAGACGATTAAACAAAAGCCAAGGTTATATCCGTATGCTAGCCAGTAGCAGAATACATAAGTTAGCAGAACAAAATCCAAACCGCTTAATGGCAATCAAAATCGGTTATACCACCGATGAACTATAAGGAGAAAAAAATGAAAAAACTCACCCTAATTTGCACCGCACTTTTATTGGCAGGGTGTGATGGACAAACCCGTGCCAAGTTTACCGACGTGCGAATTGCGGAAATTTGCAAAGGTGGCGTGGTGTATTTAGTTGTTAATAACGGCGGCATCACCCCAAAAATCAACGGCAATTATGACGTTTATACCTGTAATCAATCAGCTAACCCATAGGAGAAAACAATGAGTAAAACCAGACTAAAAAGCGACACCATCCGCTATCAAACCCGAGAAGAAGTGGAGATTGCGATTAAAGATATTGGCGATTTGCAACGTGAGTTACAACGCCTTGCAACCCACCAAAATGACGAATTGGCAGCGATTACCGAAAAATATGCCCCAAAAATCACCGCTCTTCAGGAGCAAATGAAGCCTTTACAAAAAGCTATCGAAGTGTGGTGTGAAGCCAACCGTGCGGAGCTGACACAAAACGGTAAAACGAAAACGGGCAGCTTTAACACGGGCGAAGTGCAATGGCGACAACGTCCACCGAGTGTATCAATCCGCAAAGCGGACGAAGTGTTGGCAAGATTGCGTGCGTTAGGATTAACTCAGTTTATCCGCACCAAAGAAGAGCCAAACAAAGAAGCGATGCTCGCAGAACCGAATATTGCTTCAACTATCGCGGACATTACGATTAAAACTGCGGTAGAAGATTTTGTGATTAAACCCTTTGAACAGGAGGTGTAAATGGACGATGTGATTGTAATGCTGGGCTATTTTGTCTTAATGGGTTGGCTGATGTGGCTGGTGTTTAAATAGAGTTAAAGCCCTTTTCAACGCTCTTTAAACCTGATTTAAGGGGCGTTTATAAAGTGTTTTAAATCAAAAAATAGGAGCAATGACAATGAATTATCACGCTGAAATAGACGTTAAATTGACTTTGGGTATTGAAGCTGAAACCAAAGACGATGCGATATGTTATATCCAAGAACGACTAGCAGAAATGAGTGAAAATTACGACATCAAAATGAGATATCGAATTAATTTTGTGAATGAGGAATGCGACGATGAAGAATAAATATCTTGTCAGAGTTTATGGAATGGTTGAAATCACCGTAGAAGCCGAAAGCATTGAGCAGGCGGCGGAAAAATGTGATTTAAACACCTTAGACCTGAATAAATTGCCTCATCAGATTACGGAAATTGACGAGGTTGTGGAGGTTGAAGAACTATGACAAAGCAAAAACAAAGCGAACTTGCACTCAAGCTGGAAATGATGATCGGACAGCTTCAACAAGCAATGCGAGCGATTAATAGCGGGAATTATATTGCGGCGGGGGTGTATATGGAAATGGTGCAAAACCAACTGCCAAAGGCGAGATGGCAGGTAAGGGGGTAAAAATGATTGAAGAAAAAGTCAAAATAACAATCGAAATAGAAATGGAACGCCACCAGCTTGAACAGCTAGAAATATCAAGTAAAACAGAAGTGTTAGGTGGCAATATTGTTCGACTTGATTGGGAAGGTGGTGTATTTGATGAAGTTGATGGTTATCGCAATTTATTCCATATCGTAGATCCGAGTTTAATGAGTGTGCTTTTTGATAACTTGGAAGACGAGGATTTTACTAATGAATTACAGCTTGCCATTAAACGAGCCATTACGCCGATTATCAAAGATAAACGTAAGGAAATTTTGGGAGTAAAAAAATGACACGTAGACAAACTGAATATAGAAAGTTAGAAATATTGATGAAAGCAGATAAACATTTTTATGATTACTGTGAATATACTAAGTATTGGTATGGAGCTGACAAATGGGAAAATCGCAAAGATCCAGTCATAAGCGGTATTCGGCTAGCTATTGGGCAATATATTCAGAAGGGTGCCTCAGATAAAGGAATTCGGTTTTCAGAATTTGTTCAATGTTTAAGTACAGACTTTGCCAATGGATGGTTGAATGCTGCTAGAGAAGCGGAAGAGCTTCCCAAATATAGCAGGCAAAAAGCTAAGAAACATAAAATTGGGCGAGGATGTGCTATGCCTGGTACATGGGAGTATGGCTATGAATAAATTTAGAAGGTAATGACGATATTAAAACCCATTTACCGCCCTTTTGCGAGAGGGCGGAATAATGTGTTTTAAGGAGGCAAAATGTACACCAAGCCAAAATATATCCAGCTTATCCATATCGCTAAGCAAAAGCTCGGTATGGACGAACTCGCTTATCGCACAATGCTAGCGCACCTAACAGGCAAAAACTCAACAAAGCAAATGACTATCTCCGAACTTACGAAAGTATTAAGTGAATTAGAAGGCAAAGGCTTTCGCAACACGGCAAACAAAGCGGTGCACTCTGCACGTAAAAGCAAAACCACCAAACCTACTATCGTGGATAAAATCCGCGTGCTTTGGCGAGCAATGCACAAGCAGGGCATTATTCGTGATGGGTCAGATACCGCCCTTGACCAGTTTGCCCGCAATATTGTCAATGTTGAGCTAGTGAAAAAAGGCAATAACGTGCTGATTATGACGGTGGCAGGGTTAAATGGGGATAACAAGTTGGCGACACAGGTGTTAGAGCGGTTAAAACAATGGCAAAAACGGGTGGAGGGAAAGAATGGATAAAGACAAATTAGACGTATTTGAACGCAAAGCCCCTGAAGTGTTGGTAGATTTAGCGGTGCATATTGAACAAGAATTAATAAATCGTTATGAAATGCCCGAAGAGCAAGCCAAACAAGCGGGTATTGATGTTGCAATGCGCATTTCTCGCGCTTGGGCAGGGGAAATCATTTATATCCCCCGTGCGTTGCTATTGGCGCTATCTGAGCGAGATTTGAAGATATGGCGTGAATTTAACGGCGTTAATCACCGTGAGCTTGCCCGTAAATATGGCGTATCAATGCAATGGGTGTACCAGATCGTTAAACGGATGCAGAAAGAAGAAATCGACCGTAGGCAGTTTGATATGTTTAAATAATTGTGATCAACTGCACAATTTTAAAATCCCATCTTAATTAAGGTGGGATTTTTTATTTATGTTTGCCTTATACTAAAACGAATTTATTAAACATAAGGGAAAATCAAATGAACTTAATAAAAAAATACACAACTATTTTATGTCTATTTTTTGTTTTGCCGGCTGCTTCTTTTGCTCAAGATATCGGCTTAACCGTATCGCAATTTGCGAAAAGAGTGAATACAAATCTTGCCAGCATAGACTCACCATTTAGGTTAAATGAACCGCTTAAAATTGAGGCAGGTAAAGTTAATGATGTCGCAGGTTATCAATTTTCAGATAATTTTTCAGTGTTGATAAGAAGACTCATAAAGTAAAGAGCATAATGACAAATGTGCTACCTCTTGCAGATGATGGAAATCAAAATTTAATTATGTTCTTTAGTAATTCTGTGCTGTTATCTGCTTTTGATAGTAAAAATGCTATGAAAACAGTAGGTAAAAAGTTTATTAATCTTACGACTGAAGCGATAAAAGAATGGAGTGAATCGAAAAAAGACGTGATGAAATCGTTTATAATGAACGGTAAGAAATATGGTATCTCAGTGAGTTCATACACTGGTGTAATGTCATTTGCTGAGATTGAGGAATAGCAGAATGATAACCGCTGTGACGATGGGAAACGCGGTTCAATAAATCTTTAAACTACTTTAAAATCAATTCACGCTCCCATTCTTTAAACTCCCTTTAAAGCAAATTTAAAGGGAGTTTTTTTATGCCTTTTCCAATTACAAAAATCGTGGTGCATTGTAGCGCCACGCAAAACGGTAAACCCTTACGCAATGAAAGGCTAACCGCAGCCCAACGGATTGATCTTTGGCACGCACAGCGTGGGTTTAAACGCAACTCTATCAATGTAAAGCATTTTAATCCGCATTTGTCGCATATCGGATACCACTTTGTCATTGATACCGATGGTACTGTTGAAACTGGGCGACAGGAAGGTGAAAACGGTGCGCATGTTAAAGGGCATAACGCCCATAGCTTGGGGATTTGCCTTGTGGGTGGCATTAGCATCACAGGTAAAAACTACGGACGCTATACCGCCAAACAATGGCAAGCGTTACACAAGTTGTTGCGTGAATTAGAGGCCAAATATCCTCACGCCCGAATTTGTGGGCATCGTGATTTAAGCCCTGACCTTAACGGAGACGGCACGATTACCCCGAACGAGTGGCTCAAAGATTGCCCGTGTTTTGATGTGTGGAGCTATTTGGACAGCGAGCAAGTAATTAATCAAGCACATCTGTTTAAGGAGTAAATGATGAGTGCATCAATGCGTTTCCCAAATTATCAAAACCGATTTAGTCGTGGCTGGCGAATGAGCAACAACGCCAAACAGAATAAGTCCATCAATGGTGGGCGTACAGCAGCACAACAGTTTTATTTGCTATGGAGTTACTAATGGCATTAAAAGAATTAATTACTAATGATAATGGTCGCTTATCAACTACTGCATTTATCCAATTTTTTGGTGCTGTGCTAATGGCAGGGATTTTGGTTTATGCCGTCTGGTTAGATCGCACCTATGTAGGTGAGCTATTTACCACCTTTGCCTTGTTTTGTGGCGGTGGTGTGGCAACCAAAGGTTTTGCTAATGCCCTCCGTAAAAGAGGAGATGGGGAATGATAACGTTACCGTTGATTTTAGTTGCGCTTGGGGCTTTTATGCTATTTGTCGTTTATGTTGTGTGGCGTCTGAAAAAAGCCAAGCGAGATTTAGACAAAATGTTTGCCACCGTAGAGCACCTTGAGCAAGAAAAAGCCGTGGCACAAGCCCAAGTAAAACAGTTTGAAGTGAGAAAAAATAATGAAAAAAACCACCGCACTGCTGATCGCAGTGACCTTATTGACCGCTTGCAGCAACAAGGCGATCTCCGTGATTAATCCGAGTTGCTCGGGCTTTGGCTTAATCCAAGCCAGTCGCCAAGATACCACTGAAACGCTGCGTCAAATTGCGGTACATAACGCCACTTATCGGGTGATTTGCAAGGAGCAAAGCAATGACAATTAACGTGGAATTTTGGCATTTGGTGGGGCTCCTGCTTTCATTCTTAGGTTGCTGTTTTGGTTTTGCCAAAATCTTGGTGGCACAGTTTCAAAGCAGTTTAAGCGAGCGACATCAAAACCAGCTCAAAGTGAATGACAAAGTGGAAGAGCTGGAAAAGCAGTTCAACCAAATGCAGTCGTCTCTGCCACTCGTTTATGTGCTGCGTGATGACTACATTCGAGGGCAAACGGTGCTGGAAGCCAAAATGGATGCCTTACACAAAACTTTAAGTGATTTATACAAAATGGAGAGTGCAAAATGATAGAAAAAGCCCGCCGTGAAGGTATGCGTTGGCATTTGCTCAACACCCTGCACAAAGCGATGCCATACACGACTAGCGAACAATTTCTGCGTGATGTAATGACGGGTATTTACCCAAACGTAACACCACACGAAATCCGTCAGCAGTTGGAATACCTTTCTGATCGTAAACTCGTGGAGCTGACTAAACAACCGCACGGTGTCTGGTTTGCTGATATTAATCGTTTGGGTGTCGATATTGTGGAATACACCATCGACTGCCAAGCGGGGATTGCCCGCCCTGAAAAGTATTGGGCGTAAGGGGATCTGATATGGCTCCCCGTTCAAGTATCGAAAAACTGCCCGAAGATGTTCGTCGTTGGCTGGAACGCGCCTTAACGGAGAACGGTTTTTCAGGCTATGTTGAGTTGGAAAGCCTACTGCGTGAGAAAGGCTATTCCATCAGCAAATCCGCCATTCATCGTTATGGCAAGCAAATTGAAAGCCGTTTAAAAGCCATTAAAGACAGTGCGGAAATCGCCAAGCTCATTACCGAGCAAGTGGACGATGAAGGCGACAGTCAATCGGACGCGCTAATGCGACTGGTGCAGACGGATTTAATGAATTTGCTGATTGAGGCCCGCAATGTGGAAAGTCTAAGCGTGAAAGACCGCTTAAAAGCACTGGGGATGATTGGCAAAAATATTGCGTCAATGACCACGGCAAGTGTGAAGCTCAAAGAATATCAAGCCGAACACAAAGCCAAAGTGCAGGCAAAATTAGATGAACTCGCACGCACTGCAGATAAGGACGGCACTGACTTGCCAACCCTTGAGCGTGTGCGACAAAGTATTTTGGAAGTCTATGGCATCAACCAATAACACCGTTCTCTATGATTACCAAAAACGCTGGCTACAAGATACCAGCCGTTTCAAGGTGGCAATGTTTGCCCGTCAAACAGGCAAAACCTTTACCACTACCCTTGAAATTGTGCTGGATTGCTTGGAGGCCGAAGCACGGGGTGAAAAAGTCCGTTGGGTGATTTTAAGCCGTGGGGAACGCCAAGCGAAAGAAGCAATGAACGAAGGCGTGAAAGTTCACTTAAATGCGATGGGCATTGCCTGTGAAATTATGGAAGTGCCGTTCAAAGAAGACACCACGATCAATGCCCTTGAAGTAATTTTTCCCAATGGGTCAAAAATTACCGCGCTCCCAGCCAATCCTGACACCGCTCGGGGCTTTTCGGCTAACGTGTTTTTGGACGAGTTTGCTTTTCACCAAGACAGCCGTGAGATTTGGAAAGCCTTGTTCCCTGTGATTTCGGCAGGCTGGAAATTGCGGGTAGTGAGTACGCCTAATGGCAAGGGCAATAAATTTTATGAGCTGATGACTGATCTTGACAATACTGAATGGTCGCGTCATCAAGTAGATATTTATCAAGCCGTTGCTGATGGTCTTCCACGCAACATTGAACAGCTCCGTAAGGGCTTAAATGATGAAGATGCGTGGGCGCAAGAATTTGAACTTAAGTGGCTTGATGAAGCCAGTAGTTGGCTTTCTTATGACTTAATTGACGGCGTCGAGCATCCGCAAGCAGGAAAACCCGAAAATTACACGGGCAACCCTTGCTTTGTAGGTATGGATATTGCAGTGCGGGGAGATTTAACCGTAATTTGGGTGCTGGAACTGGTGGGCGATGTGTATTGGACGCGCGAAATCATCACCTTAAAACGTACTAAGTTACGCCATCAGTTGGACGAGTTAAACCGTGTGATGCGTCAATATAATGTGGTTGCGTGCAATCTCGACCAAACAGGTATGGGCGAAAAAATGGTGGAAGATGCCCAATATCAACACGGCGAGCAACGGGTGCAAGGTGTGCTGTTTAATGTGGTGACCAAGCTCAATATGGCGACCCTTGGCAAAAATGCCTTTGAAGACAAACAAATTCGTATCCCGCAAGGGGATAGCGATTTGCGTGCCGATTTGCACAAACTCAAAAAAATTACAGGCTCAACGGGACAACCACGCTTTGTGGCAGAAAGTGATAGCGCGGGACACGCCGACCGTACGTGGGCGTGTTTTTTGGCCTTGCTTGCGGCTAAAGATGCCGTATTGCTGCCCGTGAAAGCCCATAGCAGAAGACCCAGAACGAGCCAAAAATTAACACAAGGATATTAACGATGAGATATATTTTTATGACAGCTTGTGCCATTTGTGCTACCTATTTGAAATTTCACAATATTGAAGGTTGGTGGTGGTTTTTAGTTATCGCCGTATTAGCATTTGGAGGATAAACAATGACACCAAAAAAACAAGATTTAGTGCGTGAAATTGCAACCCGTGCCAGTGCTGTGGATTATTGGGCATTTATGCACTATTTGCCTAACCCAGACCCTGTGTTGAAAAAAATGGGTAAAGATATTTCCGCCTATCGTGAAATTTTATCCGATAGCCACGTGGGCGGTTGTGTACGCCGACGTAAAGCTGCAATTAAAGGGTTAGAATGGCGACTTACACCAACAGGTAATAAAAAAGTCGATGAAATTCTGGCCGCACTTTTTGAACGCTTACCTCTCAACCATATCATTAACCAGATTTTAGATGCCACCCTCTTTGGCTATCAAGCTCTTGAGGTGATGTGGGCGGAAGAAAACGGCTTGTTATTACCTGCCGAGATTGTGGGTAAACCGCAAGAATGGTTTGTGTTTAATGAAGAAAATGAATTGCTACTGCGTGATAAAGAGGAGCGCGATGGTAAGCCTCTCCCTGAAATGAAGTTTTTACTTGCCACCCAGCAAGCAGATTATATGAACCCTTATGGCCGTGCCGATTTAGCCATGTGCTTTTGGGCGGCCACCTTTAAAAAAGGCGGGCTAAAATTTTGGCTCGAGTTTGTGGAAAAATACGGCAGCCCTTGGCTGGTGGGTAAACATCCAAGACAAACCCAGCCGCACGAAATTGAAGACTTGCTGGATAGTATGGAAAAAATGCTGGGAACTGCGGTTGCGGCTATCCCAAATGACAGCACCATTGAGCTGTTAGAAAGTGGTAGCAAAGGTGGCTCATCACAGGTGTTTGATGATTTCCTGCGTTATTGTAAATCAGAGATTGCTATTGCCATTCTAGGGCAAAATCAAACCACCGAAGCCGAAGCTAACCGCGCTAGCGCAACGGCGGGGCTTGAAGTAGCCAAAGCCATTCGCGATGAAGACGCGGCGATTGTAGAAAGCTGTTTTAATCAGCTTTTAAGGTGGATTTGCAAACTCAATTTTAATGTGGACACCTTGCCAACCTTTGAACTCTTTGAGCAAGAAAGTATTGATAAATTGCAAGCCGAGCGTGACCAATTGCTGGCGAGTATGGGGGTGCAATTTAGCGAGCAGTATCTCGCTCGCACTTATGGCTTTGAGCAGGGAGATATTACCCTAAAACAACAACCGTTACCGCAGCAAAGTGCGGCGCAAAAATCGGCAGAATTTAATGAGCCAGCTCCCACAATGCCACGCAATATTGCCGATGGCATTGTGGAACAGCTGGAAATTGAAGCAGAAAGCCACGTGGATAATTGGTTGCAAGCGGTACAAGATAAACTAGCATCGGCTGAAAGTCTTGAGGATTTTCGCACGCAATTAGATAGCCTTATCCCAGAATTAGATTTTAGCGAGTACGCCCAAGTCATGGCGTGGGCATCAACCAGTGCGGAGCTGGCGGGGCGTTATAGCGTCAATAAAGAAAGTAAAAAGGAACGCTAAATGGCAATAGAAAACGGTTTCACCTTTAAAGAGCAAGTGCGCTATTTTGAGAAAAAACTCAATTTACCCACTGACAGCTATTTAGATGTGTTAGGCGAAGAACACGACTATTTTTTTATGGTCGCAGGGGCAAATCGCAATGAAATCATCGCACAGTTTCGTCAAGCGGTGGATGATGCCATTGCACGAGGTGAAACCCTAGAAGGCTTTCGCAAGCGCTTTGATGAGATTGTGGCAAAAACAGGTTGGCAGTATAAAGGTGGGCGCAACTGGCGTACACGGATCATTTATGACACCAATGTGTATGGCGCTTATAACCGTGGGCGGTTAAAGCAGCATTTGGATTTAGCCGATGTGATGCCTTATTGGGAATATCATCACCACGACAACGCCCACCCACGTCAGGCGCATATTGATTTAGATGGCACCATTCGCCCAGCCAATGATCCGTTTTGGCGTTATTACTACCCTGTTAAAGCCTACGGTTGTCATTGTACCGTCGAAGCACACGATGAAGATGATTTAAGGGAAATGGGCAAGCAGGTATCACCTCCCGTGGAAATTGAATTTGAAGAGAAATTGGTTGGCGTGCGAAGTGGTAACCCAAGAACCATCAATCTGCCCAAAGGCTATGATGCAGGTTTTGCTCCGCATAATTTTGACAATCTCACCGCAAGCCGAAATCAATCGGTGGATGCGGTCTTAATGCAAAAATTAAGCCAGTCTGAGCCACGTCTTGCGAGCCGTTTGATTAATGATGTGATCAGTCAACGCCCGCAAGCGGTGGCAATGTTAAACACCGCAATGGCGGAGATGGTCGAAACTGTTACCAAAGAGAAAATGGCACGCGGTCAAATGAAATATGTGGGCGTGCTGTCTGATGAGGTCTTGACTAAGTTAGAGGTGCTAGACAAAGCTCCACAAAGTGCGGTGATTGCGGTGCGTGATCAAGATGTGTTACACGCTTTGCGAGATAACAAACAAGCAAAAGGTATTAACTTACCTGTTGAGTTTTGGAAACAGCTGCCTGAAAAGCTACGCCATCCTAAAGCGATTTTGCTCGAAAGCCAACAGAAGCAACCGACCTTAGTGTTTGTGCATGACACGGAACAAGGTAAGGTGGCAGTCAAAATGGATTATGACATTCAACATCGCGATCAACTGACGCAGAAAAAACAACGGGTAAAAGTGAATATGGTGAGAACGGCAAGTGTGATTGCTGATAAACGTCAATGGGAAAGCTTAAAAGGGTTTGAGGTTTTATGGGGAAACTTGGATTAATAGCCACAGTTTGCCTGATTCGAACAGGATAATACGGTAGTTGCCTAGCGTAACCTTTCCAGTAGGAAACCCCTGTGGCTAGTTAAACTATACCCCTAACTTATTTTTTAATCAATAGGAGAAAATAAAATGAACATTTTTGAAGAAGAACTTAAAGAAGCCGAATTAAAATTAAAAGCCCTAAAACTCGTACCAGAGTTTCAAGGCTTAATGATGGTTGATGCTCAATTTGTATTAAAACAAATTGAACTAATATTACTCAATTTTCAGACTGTTAAGAGTGATCAGGCGAAATTTGACGAAGTAGCTTTAAAACTTCAGGCTGAAATTCAGCGATGTCAGTTACGGCTGACTGAATAAAATCAGTATAAACATCGTTGTAGGCTTTATGCGAAAGGTTGAAATTATTACATTTCGCTGCTGCCAAAGTTAAAACTTGAGCAGTTAAAAGCTGTTCTAATAGTTCAGTTTGTTTATCTTTCATTTGAAAGTCCTTAAATTAAAGCGTGGCAACATTACCACGCTTTCTTTTTAATCCAATTTGCGAGGTAACACAATGATTAAAATTACCCTTGATGATACGCTACCCAAACAGCAGTTAGAGCGTATCGCACGCACCTTAAAAGCCCCGCGTAAGCTCTATGGTGTGTTGGGTGAAACCTTGAAAAAAATTCACGCCGAACGCTTTAAAAACGAAGTCGCTCCTGATGGCAAAAAGTGGCAAGCCCTTTCGCCCATTACCCGTCAAATTAAGGGTAACAATAAAATTCTAAGGCAAGATGGCTATTTGTCGCAGAAAACCGCTTACAATTATGATGATCATCACGTGGAATTTGGTAGCGATGCCAAATATGCCCGCCTACACCAATTTGGAGGCAAGATTGTACCGAAGAAAGCAAAACGGCTACGCTTTGGTAAAAGCAAGATTTTTGCCAAAAAAGCGGATATTCCTGCCCGCCCTTGGTTAGGGATAAACAAACAAGATGAGCAAAGATTGCTAAAAAAAGCCACCGCACTTTTACAGCGACAAATTGAGCAAGGGTTATAGTATTTAAAATCGTGCTTACAAAAAAGCGGATGCTTTTTTGAACATCGGCTATGCCGATGGGGCTAAAAGCCCGAGCAAATTTCGCTATTGCGAAAATTGCGAGTAAAACGTCCATAGCGAAGTTTTCTTTTTAAGTGGTATATTGCCTTACGTTAAATTTTTTGAACGCACTGTGAAAGTTTTGAACGGGGTTTGAACGACGTATAAAATACCATTTAGCCATTATTTCAAAATAACGCCATAATCGCGTGTTATGGCGTTTTTTATTTTTACCCTTATGCTGGGTCATCTTGTAAATTATCTCTTCTCTTTAAGCGGTCTTTAATGCCTCTTTAATCGCCTTTTGATTTAAGTGGAGTATTTTTTGGAATACCGCTGGGAAAATCACGCAAAAAAATCTTTAAAGGACTTTAAAATCTTTTTCGTCTCTCTTTCGTTACTCTATCGGTGTTTCAGCAAACAAGGACACCGATATGACCCTTATTGATATTTTTCGAGCAGGCTCTCGCCCTGACGCCAATGGCAATGTGGTGAACATTACCACGGAGTCGTTGCAACAGGCGATTGATGCCTATAACCCGCAATTCCACGAGTCCCCCGTGGTGATCGGACACCCTAAAGACAATCACCCTGCTTATGCGTGGGTGAAAGGCTTACAGCTCAACGGGGATACATTGCAAGCAGAACTGACCCAGATTGATCCTGATTTTGCCGAAATGGTACAGAATGGACGATTTAAAAAGGTGTCGGCATCTTTTTACTTACCTGATAGCCCGAACAACCCTGTTGCTGGCAAGTTGTATTTACGCCACGTGGGCTTTTTAGGTGCTGTACCACCTGCGGTAAAAGGCTTGCGTAATCCTGAATTTAATGAGGAAGAACAAGGCATCGTTGAGTTTAGCGATTGGGCGCAATCAAGCCTTTGGCGGCGACTACGGGATTGGGTGATTGGTAAGTATGGACAGGAGGAAGCAGATAAAGCCCTGCCTGATTATTTGGTGAGTTCGGTGCAAGAGGAAAGTATCCGTGAGGAGTATCGCCATACTGACGTCCTTGTTCCAGACTTTAATGAAAATAATGTGCAACCAGAAGGAGAACCCGCAATGAGTGCAGAAGAAAAAGCCGAGCTTGACCGCTTGCGTCAAGAAAATGAGCAGCTAAAAGCGACAAAAGCCAAAGCCGAAGCTGAAAAAGCCGAAGCAGAACTTAACTCAGCCAAAGCCGAGAATGCCAGTTTTGCCGAAGCCTTAATTTCGGAAGGCAAACTTGCCCCGAAAAATAAAGACAAGGTGGTGTCAATGCTCAATGCCATGACGGTGCAAGCCCAAGGTGGTGTCGTGGAATTTGAAGAGGGTGAAAGCCTT